GCGACGGCCGCATCAAGGCCGTGGCCGACAAGATCGAGTTGATCGAGGACCGGGTGTTTCGGATCGAATCCGAGATCAAGCACCTGCCCGACAAGGACACGGCGCACCGCATGGAGATGGCGATCAGCCGCCTCGAAGGCCGCCTGGAGACCATGGACGAGCGGCTGAAGCCGGTCGCCTCGATGGCCAGCCGCATGCAGGACTTCATGATGGATCAGGGGGCGCGAGCGGCATGAGCTTCGACCGTCTCATGCGCGAGGAGGCGCGCCTGATCATCCTGCGTACGCTCGAGGAGCAGCCGGACGGCCGGTTGAACTCCGAGCTGCTGCGGCTCGCTCTGGAAACCTTCGGCATCAGCAAGAGCCGGGACTGGGTCCACGACGAGCTCAACTGGCTGCGCGACATGAGCGCTGTCACGCTCGTCGAAGCTTCGACGGTTCGCGTCGCGCAGATCACGGCGAAAGGGACCGATCATGTCGCGCGCCGGCTTGTCATCGAGGGCGTGAAGCGTCCGTCGCGGCCGGGAGCGTGACATGGCGACGACGAAGCGCGGGCGCCTCTCATCCATCGACCTTCTGCCGATCGAGGCGGAGGAGGATGTCGCCTGGGCCTTCGCCGAGCTCCGCGCTCGTAAGCAGACGCAGGACGATATCCGTGAGGCGCTGAACCTGCGCCTCAAGCTGAAGGGCATCGCCCCGATCTCGCCCTCGGCCTTCAACCGGGCAGCGGTCCGTACCGCTCGCATGGCGCATCGGCTGGGCGAGGTCCGCGAAATGGCCTCGGCGTTGGCGACGAAGTTCGAGGACGGCGGCGACGAGGATCTGACGCTGATGGTCTCGGAGACCATCAAGGCCATGATCTTCGAGATGCTGGAGAACGCCGGCAACCTGAAGGCCAACCCGCTCACGGCCGAGATGATGGCGAACCTCGCCACGGCGCTGTCCGGGGCTGAGCGCGCCAAGAAGATCAGCGCCGACACGCGCAAGATGATCGAGCGCGATTTCGTCAAGAAGGCCGATGCGGCGATCGAGAAGGTCGGCGCGTTCAAGGGCCTGTCGCCCGAGGCAAAGGAAGCCTTCAAGCGCGAGCTCTTCGGGGTGCGCGATGGCTGAAAGCGACATCCTGAAGGCGGCCGGCCAGGTGCTCCGCAAGGGCGCCACCGCCGCGATCGCCGCCACCATGGCCGTCACGGCTGCGATCGGCGATGTTGGCGCCCGGCCGAGCCGTGGCGACTGGATCGCGATCCGGACGGAACAGGGGCGAGCCACGCCGGCCGACTGGCGCGAGACGCCGGCGCTGCTGGGCTATCAGCGCAAGATCTCGCTCGCCTGCGAGCTGCACGACGTTGTCTTCGTCGAGAAATCCCGCCGCACCGGCGCCACCTGGGGCGCGGCGGCCGACGCCGTGTTGCGGTCGGCGTCGCCGCGAAACAATGGCGGCATGGACACGCTCTACATGGGCACGTCCCATGACATGGCAAAGGAGTTCATCGACGCGGCTGCAATGTGGGCCCGGCTGTTCGAGAAGGTTTGCGGCGAGATCTCGGAAACGCTCTTCGACGACGGCTCCGACAAGGGCGTCCAGGCGCTCAAGATCGATTTCGCGTCGGGCTTCTCCATCGTCGCCCTGTCGTCGAAGCCGCGCAGCCTGCGCGGCCGTCAGGGCTTCGCCATCCTCGACGAGGCGGCCTTCGTCGACAATCTCGCAGAGCTGCTGAAGGCGGCGCTGGCGTTCCTGATGTGGGGCGGCAAGGTTCTGGTGATCTCGACGCATAACGGCGTCGACAACCCCTTCAATCAGGCTATCACCGATATCCGTGCCGGCCGCAAGAAGTACGGCCTGGTCCGCTTCGACCTCGACGATGCGCTGAAGGACGGCCTGTTCGAGCGCATGTGCCTGGTCAACGCCCACAAGCACGGCGAATGGTCGGCGGAAAAGGAGGCCGATTGGCGCGAGAAGCTGCTCGGCGAATACGGCGACGGCGCCGACGAGGAGCTCTATTGCATCCCGAGCCAGGGCTCCGGTGCCTGGCTGCCCGGCCCGCTGATCGAAGCGCGCATGGTCGACGCGCCCGTCCTGCGCCTCTCCTTCCCGGAGAGCTTCAACCTTGAGCCGGAGCATCGCCGGCGCGCCGAGGTCGATCGTTGGATCGAAACCGAGCTCCGGCCGGTGATGCTGGCCACGCTCGACGCGAACCTGATGACCGGCTTCGGCATGGACATCGGCCGTCTGCGCGATCTCACCGTGATCTGCCCGATGCAGATCACGCGGCTGATGCGGCGCGTGGTGCCGTTCCTGGTCGAGCTCTTTCGTGTACCCTTCCAGCAGCAGGAGCAGATCCGCAACGCGATCGTCAGCGGGCTGCCGCGCTTTATTGGCGGCCGCACCGACGCGACCGGCATCGGAGCCAGTCTCGCCGAATCCGGCATGCAGAAATTCGGCCCGGCCATGGTCGAGGTGAAGCTCTCGACGGAATGGTATCGAACCGAGATGCCGCCGGTGAAGGCGGCTTTCGAAGACGATGCGATCGCGATCCCCCGCGACGCCGAGGTTGGCGCAGATCTGCGCGCCTTCAAGGTGGTGAAGGGCATCGCCTGCCTGCCGCATGTCCGGATCGAGGCCAGTGCCGGCGGCATGCGCCACGGCGACGCCGGCATGGCGATCGTGCTGGCCTATTCGTCCACGCGGCAGCTCCAGGAAGCTTACGGCTACCGGTCCGCGCGTACCGGCGCTGATGAGCCGCGCCGCAATGGCATGCGGCCAACCGACCAGGTGCGCGACGTGATGATGCCGAGCCGGCGCGATGGGCTTTGGTGAGGTGACCCATGGCTGACGGATTCCGCCTGTTGGACGCGTACGGCGTGCCGATCAAGATCGACCGCTCCGCCTTGAGCGAGGAGCGCGCTGTTCCGGCGATCACCGGGATCCGTCATCAGTTCGACGACGCGATCGCACCCGGGCTCCAGCCGGCCCGCCTGGCGCGGACGCTGCGCGATGCTGCGCTTGGCGAGATGCATGACTTCCTGACGCTCGCCGAGGAGATCGAGGAGCGCGAGCCGCATTATCGCTATGTGCTCGAGACCCGGAAGAACGCGGTCACTTCGCTGAATGCCCAGGTCGAGCCGGCCTCGGAGGACGCCCGCGATGTCGAGATCGCCGACTTCCTGCGCAACGAGCTCGTCGAAACGCCGGCCTTCGAGACGCTTGCCGACCAGCTCGTCGACGGTCTCTCCAAAGGCTATTCGATCGTCGAGATGGTCTGGGAAACCGGCTCCGTCTGGCTCCCGCGGCAGTTCATCTGGCGCGACCAGCGGCTCTTCCAGTTCGACCGCGAGACCCGCAAGGAATTCCGGCTGCGCGTCCAGGGCGAGTCGGACGGCGTGCCGCTGGAGCCGCTCAAGTACCTCGTCCATGTCCCGCTGCTGAAGATGGGCTTGCCAGGGCGCAACGGCCTCGCCCGGGTCGCGGCCTGGTCGTTCATGCTGAAGAGCTTCAGCATGCGCGACTGGGCGCAGTTCCTCGAGATCTACGGCATGCCGCTGCGGCTGGGGAAATATGGCCCGGGGGCCTCGGCGGATGACAAGGCCGTGCTCCTCGCCGCTGTGCGCCAGCTCGGCCGCGATGCCGCGGCGATCGTCCCGCAGGGCATGACGATCGACTTCGTCGAGGCGAAGGGCTTCTCCGACAAACCCTTTGAGAGCAACGCCCGCTTCATCGACGAGCAGATGTCCAAGCTCGTCATCGGCAAGCCGGGCGATGGTACCGGCGCCAGCAAGGCTGGCGAGGAGGTGCTCGACAAGGTTCGCGCCGACATCAAGAAGTCCGACGCCCGCGACCTGATGCTAACCCTTGCCGGTCAGCTGATCCGCCCTGTCGTAGATCTGAATTTCGGGCCTCAGAAGGCCTATCCGAAGGTGGTCCTGCCGATCCCCGAGCGGAAGGATCTGCAGGTCTGGGCGAATGCGATCTCGTCGCTCGTTGATCGCGGCCTCGAGGTCGAGCAGTCACAGGTCTATGATGTTGTCGGCCTGAAGGAGCCGGCGCCCGGTTCCAAGCTGCTGGCGACGCCGAAGGCCGGTCAAACCGGTTCCGACGAGGTTCCCGGCCAGCGCCGGCCGCCGCCGCAGGTTCCGGTCGAGAAGGCCTCGGCCTATCGGATCGACCCGCGCGTGTGCCCATCCTGTGGTCCGGCTCGGCTGGCGGCCGATGATCCCCAGGCCCAGCCCGACGAAGTCGACGAGCTCGTCGCCGAGGCGCTCGACGGCTGGCAGCCGGATCTCTCGCCGATCGTCGCGGCTATCCGTGCCGCAGCCGACGACGCAAGTTCGTTCGAGGAATTCCAGGCCGCCCTGGACCGGCTCGGAACGGACCTGCCGGTGCAGCGCCTGGCTCGCCGTCTCGGCATCGGCAGCATGATCGGCAGGGGCCGGGGCGATGCTGGGCTGGAGTAATCAGGCCAGCGCCGCCGTTCAAACGGTTTTTCAAACGCTGGGCGGCCTTCGTCGGGTCGGCCGGGGGGATGGG